AGTTATAATGATAGGACCGTTAATATTTCTTCACTCCATCATCCTGTAAAAGAACTGATATGGACAGGACAACCTTATACACTGGGATCAATATCATCTGCCAGTGGTACTGATTATGATGGTTCTGGCGAAATAAATGAAGGACTTAATAATGGTAAGAACGCGCATCCATCTGGTATAAGATTCGTTGCAGGTATAACAGATAATACAGATCCTGATAAAAATATTTTGTATGGTGGAGGAATAACAAATTGTTCATATAGTAGAGGATTTGGTAATGCTTCTTTATCAGATGCTATATTCTCTAAATCAGCCGGGTCACATTGGCCGGAGGGCGGCCCCGCCCTCACCCCCTGGCCAGCATCGCACGGAAAATTTGTTCAAGGATTAGTTGGTCCTTCTACACCGGATTGTTTAAATTATTGTTCATATAAAATCGTATTGAATGGCACAGATCGTTGTCAATATAAACCTTTACAATATTTTACAAGAGAGAATGTGCGAAAATATCATAAAGGTGGATGTGTATCTGTGCCAGATTCTATAGCCGTTTTTAGTTTTGCCTTAAATCCGACTGATATCCATCCATCAGGAACTTGTAATTTCTCTAATATTGATTCAATTCAGTTATATAGAAATCAAACGGATAATTTAAAAAGATTAAATGTATATGCTATCAATTATAATATCCTACGGTTTGTAGGAGGACAAGCTGGTCTCGCATACGTATTATAAATGTTTATAATATAATATATATTATATAATAATATGACGGCCGGAGCAATAAATGTAATCAAAAATAATAGCAATATTACTTTTTGTATGAATCCACAAATTACTTTTTTCAAATCCGTATATAGAAAATACACAAAATTTGTAAGGACAGAGACACAAACTAACGCAATATCATTAGGAACCGATCCAGCGGATATATCAATTCTCATAGCAAACAACGGCAACCTATTAGCAAATATTTCACTTGGTATTAAAACAACTTATCCACTAAGTCCAAGAAACGGTTCTAATATAGAAAATGATATAGGAACAAAAATATTCAAACAGGCCGTCTTAAAATTAAAGAACTATCAAATTGAAAAATTAACTTCAAAATATATTAACATGTTAGCAAGATTAAATAACCCTATATCTACCAATTCAACATATCAAATTGATAATCAAACAATTTCTTGCGCAAATGGTAACAGATATCAAAATATGTCTTTGTGTGGAGGTGTGATAAATAAAGGGGGGCCAGGGATTTTTTCAGCATCTCGTTCTGAACCTAATTGTTCATATACTAATTTTAATATGATTATTCCTTTACCTTTTTCATTTTCCAAGGATACTGGATCAGCAATACCGGTATTTTTATTTTATGAAGATCCAACTGATATTAAATTAGATGTTTTAATAGATGGGGAATGGTTGAGGGGTGATAAATCTATATGTATAAATACAGATATAGATAAAATTGCCTTAAGCGCCATCTGCACATGGTATGATATATCTGAATATGAACAACGCAGATTTAAATCTTCTGAACAAGAGTATTTGGTGGAGGAAATAAAAGATATCTCTAATCCCATAGATACCTTTACATTTAATATAAGAAGCGTTTTTTCAAATGCACCAATCAAAGGTCTTTATTTAGTATGTAATGGCACATTTGCAGATAAAAAAACACTTCATTATAATAATATTAAATATAATTTAAAGATAGGTGGTGTAGGATTATTTAATAATTATTTACTACACACTTTTTTTTCAAAAAAAAACATATATGAATATTTCGTTGGTTGTAATTATGCGGAAACTTTAACTAAATTTAATACTACCAAAATAGAAGGGAATGTAGCCTTCATTCCATTTTGCTTAAAAATGTCAGATGGACCTTCTGGTTGTATAAATTCCAGGAATGCTCTTGATTTAGAAATCGGGTTGGATTCGGATGGGAATGATAAAATAAATATTGATTTATATATCATTTATTATAATATTTTAAAAATATCTTCAGGTAAATCTGTTAAATATGTTTATACGGGATATTAATTATATTTTTATATAATATATCATATATGGATTCTGGAAATGTAGGTACGCTAGCACTTATAGCGAGAACGGGCGCATTGGAAAAAAAATATTTTTTAAAAAATCCAGATATCACATTTTTCAAAAGTGTGTATAGAAGATATACAAACTTCAGTAAGTTCACAGTTTTAAAAGATTCAGGTTACACTAATACATTCAACCAGCAAGTTGGATACTCATTAGATAACGGAGCAGCCGATCTGTTATCAAAAGTATATTTACAGCATAAAATTACATTCAATGCTTCACAGGCATATAACAAATCTAAAGATGACCCAGTTTATAAAAGTGCTTCATTAGTAAATTGTTTTAAAATATGTGCCAATTTAGGAACTAATATATTAAAGTCAAATTCTGATGCACTAAATTTAACAATAGGTAATAATAAAGTATTTCAAAATTCCGCTTTATATCTAGAAACTAAACAGCAATTATTAAATGATTACGTATTATCTACAAGGTATGGTTATAGTTGTCCGCCTATATTATCATATAATAAAAGTGCTTCATTAATCACTTGTGATTCTGGTAGCCAATTCAATTATATGTCACTTTCTGGAGGTGTTGGTGGATTAGTCATAACTTATAATGATATTATAGATAGTTTCTCAACAGATTATTTCTATATGATGCCTGATTTCTCATTCAATTATGATAGTGGATTAGCAATACCTTTATTATGTTTAAATAATCATCAAGTTAATTTAGAAGTAAACTATAAAAGTTTTAATGATTGTTTCTTTTGTAGTAATGGTATTAATGATCAAGATGTAACTGCCAAACTCGAATCTTCTTGTATTGCTGAATATATACATTTAGATATAGATGAGAAAGCACGATTTTTATTAAATTCACACGAATATATCATTGAAAATGTTAAAGAAAAACCTTTCGATGCCACTGAACCAACATATTCTCTTACAGGTAATAATTCATTAATAAAATATATATTGTTGGTAGGCAATAATCACGGAGATATAACTATGAATTCGGCTTCAGGTTCAACCAATAATTCGGCATCTACACCATCTTTATTAAATTTTGAAACATTAAATATTAAATTCAATAATACTGAAATCAATCAAATCGCTCTACCCATAGAAATTTTTACTAAATCTAATATATATAATTATTTTAAAGGAAACGGTCGTGATTTAACCGGAAGTGAATTAGCACAGGATGAAGGATTATTGGTTAAATATAAAACCTACGAAGACCACGGATCTATCCCTTTGGCGGCCGGGAGCACTGGCACGTTCGTGTTGGCCGACGGTGCAGTAAACAAATATGATATAAAAATTGGCGCGAAAATAATATCTCATGATAGTATTTTACTACCAAGTAATGTCGTTCTAAAAATTAAGGCAATCACTAACGATAATATCACAGTCTTAAATTTAGGTCCAGACACTGCCGCAGGTTTTGTACCAGTAAGTGGTTCTCTAACATTAGAAATAGGAAAAAGTTATGGTCATAATAATTCAATAGGAGTGATTCCATTTTGTGTTAAACCCACAGACTATACACAGCCAACAGGTTGTATCTCAACTTATGAAAATATGTCTAATTTTCAATTGACCCCAGAGTATAGTACTTTGGAAAGTATCCCAAAATTACCTATGACAGTATTTATTGTAGGATATAATATAATAAATATTAGCGCAGGCCAATGTCAATTGATGTCTTAATTACATAAACATATTAATAATTTTTGTCCCGAAGAAAAATATTATCGTGGCAATAAATCCTTTAAGTAAAACAAATATATTATTATTATCTATTTTAAGGGTATCACATACAAAGGTATTCACTTGAATAATATTCATTGTTATAAATATAAAGAAAAATATTAAGGATGATTTAAATTCACCAAATAAATTCATAGCTGAATCATAATTATCCACTTCATTTTCTTTTCTACCTGAATCTCGTCCTGAATCTCGTCCTGAATTTTGTTCTTGCATTTGTTGCATCAATTTTTCTTTCATCACTTGTTCTTGTAACATTTTTTCTCTCAACATTTGCTGATTTGCCATTTGTTGTTCTTTCATCATCTGTTGATGAGCAAGTTGCTGCTGCTGCTGATGCTGTTGCGCTTCCATTTGCTGTTGCGAAATCATCTGTTGAGCTTGTTTTTCTTTCATTTGTGATTCTTTATCTTGATTAATTTCTTGTAAAATAGAATCAACTATTGTAGAATCTTCAGATGAAGTATTCATACCTGATCGCATGAGTTCTTCGATACTTGTTCCACCACGATTTTCCATTTATATAAAAATCTATTTTTTAATTTTAAATTATAAACTTACTATAATAATATCATCCGAAATACCATTATATAAATAATTCGCCATCATAAGTCCTGCTATCATTGATATTATATATTTTAAATATTCTTTCATATATATTACATTATATTATATTTTTATTATAACATCTTTTTCTATAGATTCTGTAAAAATATATCTGAAAAATATAACCAACGAAAATGTAGTCAATAATACTTTTGTATTTATAATATTATTTAAGTCTAATTTCATATATATATACTATATAATATAAAAATAATATGTCTGCCGATATGGATAACGTTTTAGATTTATTCGGATACAGTGATTTAAATGATAATGATGAAGATATCCCTAAAAATGAAAATTATTATGTTGCAGAAATTTTAAAATTAGTAAAAGAAACGAATGATTTTTCTTTATATATATATGTCATGATCAAAACTCTTCTCAGAAAAAAAGAATTATTGAATGAAATACAAATTAAAGAAATCGCACAAATTCTT